AAAAACCGAGTATTCAGCGTGTTTTTTCCTCCTAAAGACCAAGCGCCGGACATGTATTAACCCTGATACATGAAAGGTTATTATTTGACGCTTTTCTAACAGAGGCACATTGCTATGATCCCGGCATACTCCACTGCTAGAGGCTCTAAAGTGAAATTAACAGCTGCCGAAAAGACCAAGTCTCGGGGTTGGGAATGGGCCTATAAAAAAATCCGGAGTTTTGGTTGCTCTCGAAGGACGGCCCTCTACAGGGCAAGCCTCTATGCTCTTCGAGGTGACTCGGGAGGTTTCTCAAGCAAGCGGAGCTTGCAAAAATTCCGACTACGGCGTTAACCAAGCTGGTCATTCACCGGTGCGCCATGGCTCGACCCGATCACCCTTCGGGCTGCGGGACTGCGGCCACAAAGACAACCCTGACTACAAGACCGGCGCCGGCAAGATCACTATCAACTGCTGGGACAAGAGTTGGAACTCCTTCTGGGGCGCCATGGGGCCGCGTACGGTGGCCGAGTAGGTCCCTTGATCGCCCCCGAGTTTCACGCTGGCGTCACACATTCCGCCGCCGACGACGACGTCCCGCCCGAGCCAATGACATGCGTGACCGACTCGACCTGCCACAGCCGATTAGCACTGGTGCGATGGTTGCGAACATCGAGCCGCCCCTCGGCGACCATCCCGGGCGTCAGCGGCCGGGTGATGGACATGGTCGACTTGCCGCGTTGCAGCTTCTTCAATTGCGCCGCCGCCGCTTCCTGGGCGCTCTTCTGATCCGTATGGGTCTTGCGGACGATGTAGCGCGGGCCCGACTGGCTGTCGGCGTCTTCGGTGGCTTCGCTGGTATTGTCCGGGGCATCGCCGTACACCGACACCGCGCCGGCGACTATGCCCGCGACCGCCGGCACCTTGCGCTGTTCGGCTTCGTTGAACCAATACGCGACCACCGACTGATAGTCGTTGCGCTCTTGAATCGTGACCCGACCGCTGCTGTTCTCCGGATCACTAATCACGACGGTCGGCAGGGTGGCACCGGTGACGGTCTGGGCCACGCCCTTGGGCACCACCACCAGGCGACCACCGACCGGCTTCGCCACGGCGCCCAGCTCACGAGCCAGGCGCGTCAGCAGATTCATATCGGATTCGGCGCGCTGGTCGATATGGTTGAAAACATGCTTTGCCAGATCCGGCGCTACGGCCGCAATGTAACCATGCTCCTTAGCCATTTTGGCGACCAGGGCGCCCAAGGTAATCCCGTCAAACGTGGCGTCACGTGGGGCCTTGATCCCGCCCAGCATCTTGGCCGCTTTGCCGTGGATCACCAGAGCCTGATCGTCTAGCGGCTCTTCCAGCTCATCGACCTGATAGGCGCCTTTGAACACAAGGGCGCCCGGTTCGCCAATCCACACCTTCAGTTCCGCGCCCGTCGACGGTAGACGAATCAAGTTATCGCGGTTATCCAGCTCAATCGCCACGGTGTCGCTGTCCTCACCGGCGGAATCCTGCAAGGTCAGCTTGATAAAGCGCTTGCGCAGCATGGCGGTAATGTCGGCATCGTTGGCCGTGATTCGGTAGTCAGCTTTTTTCATGGTCGTCCTCAATCCCACAACGACACTTGCCCTGGCGCTTGCGCCGGGACAAGGTCTGGCAATTCAATCAACAGCCCTTCAGGCAGCACCGCTGCCCTGCCGGCAAAGCCCCGGATTGGCTTCTAAAACCGCTTCGGCGGTCCCCGGACGAGCGCCGTAATGCACATGGCAAATGGCGTCGAGCATGTCACCCGGACGGGTGCGGTAAGTCCTCATGCTCCATCCTCCCCGTACTCGGAAATTGACAGCGTTCCCTTGCGCACCAGGGGCGTACCGTCCTTGAGAAAAGATTCATCCGCCACGGTAAGGCCGTCGATCACCCACAGTCCCAGGTCGGCCCCCGACTGCTTTAACTGGCCTTCCACCTTGGCCGTACCACCCGACACCAGGCGCAACGGCTCGCCCGCGTCGCCCGCGTCGCCCATCATGCGCAGGCGGTCGAACAGCAATACGTCCGCGCGCGACTGCGGGTAAACAGTGATGTCGAAGATTTTGCTAGCGCTGTCGGGGCCGTGGAACTGCTTGCCAGGCTTGGTCCCATATCCCCCTTCACTGGTTCAGCACTGGCGATATCCCTTTTCGCTCTGGCGACACCGCGCGCTCTCATGGGCACAATCAGGAATTGCATTGCTTGCTCAATACTGGATAAAAAAACAGTATCAACAATCCGCCTAGCGATTTTCAACGTTGCGCTGATCGGCGGTCAGCGGTTCAGTTCTCTGACATAAGCCTGACACGCAGCCAACGCAATCAATCCTTGGTCGCCGGCGTCGGTGATGGCGACAATTCGTTGAGCATGCGCTGGGTCAAGTCGGGCACGCGTTCTTCCATGAACCACGCTGCTGGCCTCGGTACCGGCTGGCATTGAGCAGCCACCGGCTGAATCCGTGGCGTCAAGAATGACTGACAACCGCAGATCAGAAGTGGCAAGGCGATCGCGCAGGCGATCCTGATTCTTTTGAGCATCGCTCAGTTCCTTGTAGTGGGATTGTTCGCTGGCCGACAGACGTTGCTCGAGCGCCAGACGCTTGTCCTGATCGGCGCGCACCTGGGCAGCAGCCGCATTGCTGATGGCGGTCAGATCAGCCTCATGTAGGCCGGCCTGCTCGGCGAGTTGCTTCCCGTAGCGCCAATCCTGAAACTGCCAGGTGCTGCCGGCGCCGATTAGCACCAGCGCTATCGCACCGATGGCTTTCCAAGGGATTGCTATTGGCATGGCTCATCCTCCCAATCAGGCAGATCTACGATTCGCCCGGCCAGCGCGTGCGTGTAGTCACTAAGGAACTGAACGCGACCATCGGTCACAAATGAATGGCAAACGCGATCACCATCAGCCCACCGATACCGAACCAGAACCGAAGGCGTGATGGCCGAGCTTCAGCGTCTGTTTCGCTCCCACAGTCCAGGCCGGAGCCTTCGGCATGGTGGTCGCGTAATAGTGGGTGGCACCGCCGGTGGGGTCTGGCTCGGCACCGGACATCACCAGATCGGCAGCCTTCTGCGCTTGGGCGAACTGCCCGGCCGGGATTGGCTTCGCGCCGCTGAGGTAGGTGAAGTTCGGGTCATTCTTGTTCCAGCAACTGAACTGGTAAGGCTTCAGGCACACCCCGGCATAGCCCTCCCCCCACCACGATTTGGCCTTGCCGTCGTTCACACGGTTGCGGATGGTCCAGGCCACGGCGATCTGGCCGGCCAGCGTTTCGCCGCGCGCCTCGCCCCACAGCGTGCGCGCCAGAACTTCGCGATCTTTTTCAGTCACGGTCATCACTTTTTCTCCACACGTAAAAAAGCCCGCTATGTAGCGGGCGTTTGATAGAATCTAGAGCAATATCAGTCCCATCATGCACACTGGGATCAGTTAGCTTATTCCAAGGATTGAATGGGGGCTGACTACTGAACGACATAAAACTATTGTTGAATGAGTCAACACAATGCAGATAGCGCACACAAAACTTAAGAAAAATAGCGACATTGAGGCACTTAGAACACTTGCTATCGTGCTTGTGATATTCGCACACATCTCCGCACTATTATCCCCAGACTCAATATATAGATCAGTGCTTGCTTACTTCCGCTTTGGATATGGCGTTGATGTATTCTTCTGCATATCTGGTTTTATCATCACAAAATCGATCATCAGTGAAATACCAGAAACAAAAAACCTAAGATCGATCATAGACTTCTCTGTACCATTCTGGACAAGAAGATTTTGGCGCCTTATGCCATCCGCATTTTTCTGGGTGCTTATGGGTGTTCTTCTTTCTGCATGGCAAGGTGGTGAGGGATACATTCCCCCGTTGAAAGATTTTGCATGGTCTGCCTTTGCAGCTGCCTTCCAATTCTTCAACGTCATATACCCGCATTGCCGCGATTCCGGCACCTGCGGCACTGTTGGAATATACTGGAGTTTATCGCTTGAAAATCAGTTCTACCTGCTTCTCCCAATCATCGCAGTCTTAACTGGAAAGCGATGGATGGCGCTATTCTTTCTCTCGGTCTTCTTTGTGCAGTTTTTCATATCCAGACAACTAACTGACCCCACACCTGTACTTTGGGCATTTCGGACCGATGCCATTGCGCTCGGCGTTTTGCTAGCCCTGTGGCAAAACCATTCGTCTTACCAAAGAGCTAAACCGATTTTTTTGAAAAACAATATTCTCTGCACCGCGTTACTGCTGTTGATTGTCGTAGCTCTGGCGGCCATCACGATCCCCGTTGCACCTATCCCATTCGCAATGGGTATCACCTCTGTCGGTGCCTGCCTACTCGTTTGGGCTGCCAGCTACAACGAAAACTATTTTACGCGCTGGAAATCCGTCGAATCAATTTGCGAGTATGTAGGATCAAGATCTTATGCTATTTACCTTGTACACTTCATCGTACTGTTTGCAGTTCGCCATTTCATGTTCAACCCTATCAATAGCGAAGTAAAAACCAATTACGACACATTTAGTGTTGCCTCATACGTGTCAATATTCTTGATTTTCACGCTTGCTCTGTCCGAGTTTAACTATAGATTTATTGAAACCCCATTAAGACTGAAGGGCGAAAAGATTTCAAAGAACATAAAATCCAAACTTATTCAGCCAGCCTAAGCATAGTACCGCAATTGAGTACTATCTTTGCTATACCGCTTGTTTAGGTCATATAAAAAGGTTGCGGATCGTCCAGGCCACGGCGATCTGGCTGGCCAGTGTTTCGCCGTGCGCCTTGCCCCACAGCGTGACGGGCGAAGGTGTCGCAGTCTCTTTCGGTTTCGGCCGGAAAAGCCTGCTCAGGGCTGTAATTACGC